CCGAAAACCCAACCAGTGCTTTTTTAGTCAAAACAACGAACAGTATTCGTTACTTGGGGAATGGTAATTGGGCTACAGCTGGGGTGGCGCAACTACCCTCTGAATTGACAAATACGGATGCCCTGGAGGGTTCCGTAGGGTCTGTTACGGTGACAACGACATGAGCTTTACTTACGGTGAATTAAAACAGGCTATAAAAGATTACACGGAAAACGACGAAACGACGTTTACCAACAATCTCCCTGTGTTTATTCGTAATGCTGAAGAGCGCATTCTTAAAAATGTACAGCTTTCAGAGTTCCGTAAAAATGTGACCGGAACTTCCACCGTGTCCAATCAATTTTTGGATTGCCCGTCTGACTTTTTAGCTCCGTTTTCGCTTTCTTTTGAAGTTTCCTCGTCCAAAATCTTTGTTGAGTACAAAGACGTTAACTTCTTGCAGACGTTTAACCCCAACAGTAGCACCACGGGGACGCCCAAATACTATGCGATGTTTGATAGCAGTAATTTTATTTTGGCGCCTACTCCAGATGCCGCTTTGACGGCAGAGCTACACTATTACTATCGGCCTGCCAGCTTGACCAGCTTGAGCGACACAAGTCAGTCGTGGCTTAGTGAAAATGCTCCTCTGGCAATGTTGTACGGCAGCCTTTTAGAAGCGTACACGTTTATGAAAGGGGAGCAGGATGTTTTGGGCTTGTACGCCTCTCAACTGCAAAATGCCCTGATTGGAATGAAGCAGTTTGGAGAATCTAAAGAAGTAACTGACCAATACATGACCGGCATGGTTATAAGACCTAAACAATGAACTTTGAAGGAGTTACACTATCACCGGGCATAGTCGAAGTTCAGACTACCCAACATCGTGGCTTCACTCCTGAAGAGGTTGCCGAACGGTGCTTAGACAAGCTTCTCAGCGTTTCTGATACGGCACCGCCCGCTATCAGGGATCAAGCGATAGCGTATAAGGAGCATATGAGAGCGGTTCTTGTCTTTTATATGAAAGAAGCCGTTCAAAGTGACAGAACTACTGTTAACAACGCTTTGCTTGATGCAGGGCACAAAGACTTGGCTGAACTTATCAGGAGATTATGACATGGCCTTTTCAGGAAACTTCATGTGTACGTCTTTTAAGCAGGAACTGCTCCAGGCGAAACACGATTTTACAAATAGCTCTGGCGACACATATAAGCTGGCGATGTACACCAACTCCGCTAGTTTTAATGCGGCGACCACGGCGTATACGACCAGTAACGAGATCAGCGGCACAGGCTACTCAGCAGGCGGCGGAACACTGACTAACGTGACCCCGACTACCTCGGGAACTACGGCCCTGACCGACTTTGCCGACCTCACGTTCTCCAGCAGCACACTGACGGCGCGTGGAGCCCTAATTTATAACACCACGGCAGGTAGTGGCAGCGGAACTACGAACACCGTGCTTGTATTGGATTTTGGCGCTGACAAGTCATCAAGCTCTGGTGACTTTACCATCGTGTTCCCAACTGCTGACGCATCTAACGCTATTATTCGGATTGCATAATCATGGCCTTGGTCGTTGCTGATCGCGTAAAAGAAACCACCACATCGACAGGTACAGGCGCGATTTCACTCGGGGGTGCAGAACCCAACTTCCGCACCTTTTCGTCTGTCCTGTCGGATGCGGATACCACTTACTACGCCATCATTGATGACACCAACCTCGCTTTTGAGGTTGGCCTGGGAACTTATGCAAGCAGCGGTAACACGATAACCCGCACCACGGTTCTTGCTAGTTCCAATAGCAATAATGCCGTGAACTTCAGTGCGGGAACAAAAGATGTGTTCTTGACCTACCCTGCGGATAAATCTGTAAACAGGGACGCCTCGGGTAATGTATCGATACCCGCGCAGGGTGATTTGCGCTTAGAAGACGCTTCTGGCGGTCAGTACGTTGCATTGCAGGCTCCAGCAACCGTGGGGTCTAGCTTTACCTTTACCTTGCCATCAGCAGACGGTTCAGCCAGCCAACTTCTCCAGACCGATGGCTCTGGGAATCTCAGCTTTACCACCGTCAATGCATCGCCCAGCTTTACGGCAACGGCCTCTGGCGCGTTAGCTAATGGTGATAAAGTTATCCTCAACTCTAACGGGACTGTTTCTGTTATTGACGGCGTCACTGGTTCTGTAGGAAGTGCGACCACTTTTACTAGCTCCGGCAACATTCTTTATTTGGCGACAACTTTTGACTCTAGCAATAACAGGATTGTTTTAGCGTATAGAGATCAAGCTGACTCAAATAAAGGGAAAGCGGTTGTAGGGACAATATCGGGAACTTCTATTAGCTTTGGCTCGGCGGTTGTTTTTAACGCCACCAATGGAAGCACAAGTCAAATAGCCGCAACATTTGACTCTAATAGCAACAAGGTTGTACTTGCTTATGCGGAGGGAAGCGTTGGAAACAAAGGGACGGCAGTTGTCGGAACTGTAAGCGGAACCTCCATATCTTTTGGGACAGCCGTTGAGTTTAAAAATGCAGAAATAAGCGAGACAGGCATAGCCTTTGACTCGTCAAACAATAAGGTAGTTATTGCGTATAAGGATCACGGTAACAGTGATTATGGGACTGCTATTGTCGGCACGGTATCTGGGACAGATATATCTTTTGGAACTGCGGTTGTTTACGAAAGCGCAAACTCTTTAAGAAACAGGGTTGTGTTTGATAGCAGTAACAACAAAATTGTTATTGGGTACAGGGACGGGGGCAACAGCAGTTACGGCACAGCTATTGTAGGAACCGTAAGTGGAACCTCCATATCTTTTGGAAGTGCGGCTGTGTTTGAGTCGGGTGCGTCCATTGATGATTTGTCTGGGGTTTTTGATACAACCAACAACAAAGTGGTTTTTGCTTACAGGGACGAAGGAACAAGCCCACAATACAACGGGAATGCGGTTGTTGGCACTGTTAGTGGAACGTCAATATCTTTTGGTACGCCAGTAGAATTTCATGCAGGAAGTGGCGGCTCTATACAGGCCACAAGCACTGCTTTTAGTCCCGATGCAGAAAAAGTTTTAATTGCTTACTCATCAGATACAAATCAAGATGTTTTTTCTATCGCAGGTACGGTTTCTGGAACAAGCATTACGTTTGACAGCGCAACAACAATTACTGCAACAGCTACCGCTTATAGCCCAGAAGTTGTAGTTGCTTACGACACTAATGCCAACGCATTTGGAATATGCTATGACCTGTCGGGCATTAGAGCAGAAGGCAAAGTAAACACAGTAACTTATACCAACTTAACGTCCTCTAATTTTATTGGTATTTCTGATGCGGCTTATTCGGACGGTGCAACAGCAACAATTCAAATAGTAGGCGCTGTAGATGACGCTCAATCTAGTTTAGCTATTGGGTCTGACTACTATGTTCAAACAGACGGCACATTAAACACTACAAAAGGAACGCCAACGGTTTATGCTGGAAAAGCAATTACAGCAACTAAACTTGCTATTCAGTACCCGGAACTTCCATCAAACTCGTTGACTCTTATTTCTAGTGTCACAGATGTGTCCGATTCAAGCACGATTGATTTAACCGGAATGAGCGATAGTTTTGGTGCTTACAAGGTATATATCTCTGACATCATACCTGTAAGTCAAAACAATCTACTTTTGCAGATATTTGACGACGGAACCATCCAGACGAGCAGTAATCTTTATCATTGGAGAACGGGCATCCTACAGGGCAGTAGCGTCAATGTGTACAACGACAACAGCGACAGTCATATTGAAATGGTGACCAGCAGTACCCCAGCAGGGCCGTTTACGGGAGAAATAACTATATCCCGAAGCAAGGTGAGCAATCATGTATTTAATTACTCTCTTGCGGCAGGAGCCGGAAAAACCGGAAATGATGCGCGTTTATTTATGGGGTCTGGAATTTTTTACACAACAGACCCGACTCATGGCACAGAAAGATTTGACATGACCGGCATAAGAATAAAATTTTCTAGTGGGAATCTTTCCGCACGACACGTTGCTCTTTATGGAGTCTCTTAAATGACTAGGTATCACGCAACAGCTAATGGAAATGTCCCGTTCACTGCTGAAGAGGAAGCTGAAAGAGATGCAGAAGAAGCGGCATGGGCCGCAGGAGTCAATGACAGGCTTGCGGCAGAGGAGCGAGAAAAACGCAACGCTTTGCTTGCTGAAACAGATTACTTTGGTGCGTCAGATGTCACCATGTCTTCCGATATGACCGCGTATCGTCAGGCGCTTAGGGACGTTCCCCAGCAGACGGACTTCCCTACGTCAATCAACTGGCCCACAAAACCATAGGTACTGAAGCATGGCCTTGATAATTAAGGACAGAGTAAAAGAGACAACAACGACCACCGGCACGGGCAACGTGGCCTTGGGCGGCGCGGTCAGCAACTTTGTCACGTTTTCTTCTGTTCTGTCAGACAGTGATACAACTTACTACGCGATTGTAGACAGCAACAACTCTGACTTTGAGGTGGGGCTGGGAACATACGTCAGCAGCGGTAATACAATTGCCAGAACTACGGTGCTTGCAAGCTCCAACAGCGGCTCTGCTGTTAGCTTGTCAGCAGGAAGCAAGGTTATATTTTGCGCGTTTCCAGCCGACAAGGCGGTGGTTGAAGACGCCAACGGTGTGGTGTCGATTGAGAACCTGCAGTTCGACACTAACGCGATCAAGTCCACAAACACCAACGGAAACATACAGCTATTTCCAGCAGGGACGGGCTTTACAGAGCTATACGGCAATACCAATGCCGGTGCGATCCGGTTTAATTGCGAGTCAAACAGCCACGGTGTAACCCTAAAGGGGCCACCTCACAGCGCCTCTGCTACTTACAGCCTGGAGCTTCCTAACGGTGACGGGTCAGACGGCCAGCTTCTCAAAACAGACGGCAGCGGCAAGCTGGCGTTCACAAGCTCGCTTCCCGGCATTACTGCAACAGCTTCTGAAATCAACATCCTTGATGGTGTTACTGCAACAGCCTCAGAAATCAACATTTTGGATGGTGTTACTGCAACCACCACAGAGATCAACTATCTCGACATTACTACCTTGGGTCTGACGCAGGCAAGCAAGGCTGTGACAGCAGATGCAAACGGTGTGGTTAGCTTTGATAACGGCACAATCGAAGAGGTCACAACCGTCACATCTAGCTCTAATGCCGCCACCATTAACCTGCGCGATGGCAATCTGTTTGAGCATGATCTGACAGAAAACGTCACCTACACCTTTAGCAACCCAGCCGCCGCAGGCAGGGCTTCATCGTTTGTGCTGAAGGTGATACAGGACAGCAGTGCCAGAACGATCACATGGCCCACAAGCGTTGATTGGCCTGCGGCGACAGCACCTACCCTGACCGCAACAAACAACGGCGTAGATGTGTTTGTGTTCTTCACTATTGATGGCGGCACAACCTATTACGGCTTTGTTGCTGGGCAAGCACTGGGATGAGTGTAGGCACTAAGTTATTACAAGCCGCCGCTGGTAACGCTGGTGAAGTTGTTTATGTCGATGATGTGTTTTCCACAACGCTTTACATTGGCACGGATGGCTCTGTTGTAGTTCCTACTGGGCTAGATTTAGCTGATAAAGGCGGGATGATTTGGGGTAAAAGTAGATCAGGTTCTCAAAATCATAGAATTTATGACAGCGGAAGAGGCACCCAGTATTCTTTAATTCCTAATGCGACATCCGCACAAAACGACCAAGGAACACAAACCTTTGGTAGTAGCTCTGTTACTTTGGGTGCGGCGTCTGGGATTGTTGGTTCTTCATCTTATGGTGGCCCAGATTATGTGCTTTGGTCATTTGCTAAACAAAAAAAGTTTTTTGACGTTGTTACTTATACAGGCGATGGGACAGACAATAGGGCTATAGCTCATAACCTTGGCTCTGTTCCGGGCATGATCTTGTTAAAAGTAACGTCTACCACTGACAATTGGATTGTTTACCATCGCTCCCTTGGATACACAAAGCTGTTGCGTTTAAACGCGAGCAATTCAGCATGGACACAAGACAGGTGGGGCGATCAAAACCCTACATCAACACACTTCTATGTTGATAACAATGCAGAGTGTAATCAAAGTAGCTACACCTATGTAGCTTACCTATTTGCCCACGACGAACAGGACTTTGGCGAAAATTCTGACGAAGCAATTATTAAGTGTGGTAGCTACACGGGTAATGATGGAACTCAAGATATTGATGTTGGGTTTGAGCCTCAGTGGGTGTTAATTAAAAATATTGATAATACCGCAAACTGGGTAATCGTCGACATGATGCGCGGCTTTATAGTTGACAGCAGTGCAGACAGTACAACATTGCAACCCAATACAACTAATGCGGAGTCAAGCTCTACAGCAGGGCGTATCGGGCCAAGACCAAACGGCTTTGGGTTTATAAATGAAGGCGGAGGTGACTTAAATTCCATAGGCTCTGGCTACGACTATATGTATGTAGCAATCCGCAGACCCCACAAGCCAGCATCAGAGTTTGCGGCTACTGATTTGTACACTGCCGCATATATGACATCTGGCCCTCCTTTATGGAACTCTAACTTTCCTGTCGATAGTGGTTGGTATAAACAACGCGCTGGAAGTGGCTCATCAGTATATTTGTTTAGTCGACTAACTGACGGCGAGTACATGCAAACGCATTCAGACGGCGCAGAAGCATCTGCTGGGGCGGGGCAGTTTGATTTTCAGGACGGGTGGTATAACTCTGATCAAAGCGCAACAACATATATATCTTGGATGTTCCGTAGAGCTAAAGGGTTCTTCGATGTTGTGGCTTACACAGGCGATGGAACGTCAACATCATTTAGTCATAATTTAGGAGTAACCCCAGAGTTAAAAATTATAAAAAATAGAGATGCGTCATTTAATTGGGTTGTAGGGGGAGATATTGTCACTGGAGGAACCAGCAACAATTACATCCAATTAAATAGTGATGGCGGCACAACTAGTTCAAGTAATTATTGGAAAGCTAACGATACGTCATCAGTATTTTCAGTTAGAAATGGTAATAATTTGTCAAACGTAAACGGAGTTGCCTATATAGCTTATTTGTTTGCAACTGTTGCTGGCATATCAAAAGTTGGTGGCTACACTGGAACAGGTAGCGATCTGAATGTTGATTGCGGCTTTAGTGCTGGTGCTAGGTTTGTATTAATTAAACGCACAGATTCTACTGGAGATTGGTATCTTTTTGACTCCTTGAGAGGGATTGTCGCGGGCAACGATGAATATGCTCTTTTGAACACTGCGGCGGCAGACGTAACGAATACAGATTATATAGACCCTCTTAGCTCTGGATTTACAGTGACATCATCAGCGCCAGCAGGACTTAACGCCTCTAGCGGCACTTACATATTTTTAGCAATCGCATAGGAATTGACATGGCAGAATATAGAAACAGGTCAAGCGGCGAGATAAAGACGGACACTGAACTCCGTGCTGAAAACAAAAACATGAGCCTACCCAAGGCGTGGAATACCTCTGTCCATGATGCGTTGGGCGTTGACCCCGTATTAGAGGCTCCTGCCCCAGAACCCAGTGCGGCGTACAAGTCTGTTGTGCGTAACGGCGCTGTAGAGGACGGGAAAGGCAACTGGGTATATGCGTGGAAAGAGCAAGAAATGTTTACTGAGTACACCGATGAAAACGGTGATGTTCAGACCGTGGCGGCGCAAAAAACAGCTTATGACACAGCAAATACTACGGCTTTGGCGGCAACTGAAAGAGCCAAGCGTACTGCTTTGTTGATGGAGACAGATCATTATGCTCTATCAGATGTCACCATGTCTGATGCCATGAAGACGTACAGGCAAGCGTTGCGTGATGTGCCACAGCAGACAGATTTTCCCAGCACAATCAACTGGCCTACAAAGCCGTGATATGTGGAAGTTATCGTCCTATATCTGGTGCTGGACACCTACACCTACACGTGGGCGATAGGCAGCAGAACAAGGCTAGAACATTATCGGATATGCCGCTACAAGGAGCTAAATAGCGAGTCGGATCAGACCTACACCTGGTACTTGCCGTACTTTAGCTCGTACTGTGATCCCTATGTAGTTTACGAGGTTCCTAATGATTGACCCCATCACAGCGGCGGCGGCGGCGACCAAAGCATACGCGGGGGTCAAAGCCTTTATAGAGGCTGGGAAATCTATTGAGGACACCTTTAGCGTGGTGGCTCGCTGGCAGGCGAGTGCGTCAGATATCTTATATGCGAGCCAACGCCAGAAAAAGCGCACAAATCCCCTAAAACAAGTGGTTTTTGCTCAGTCCGTTGAAGCAGAAGCTGCGCAGATGTTTGCCGCAAAAAAGCGCATAGAAAACCAACGCAAAGAAATAGTCACGCTGTTGCAGTATGCATACGGCAATGAGGGGCTTGAAGAGTACAGAAGATGTATGAAAGAGGTTCAAGAGCAAAGGCAAAGGGAAGTTTATGCCCAGCAGGAAGCCAAAGACTCAATAATCAAGTCGTTTTGGATTGTTGTGTTAGTGGGGATAGCGGGAGGAATCATAGCCTTTATTTTTGAAGCGGTGTCAAGTAAGGGGTAGTATACTGTGATAGCGCACACTCAGAGCGGGCCTAACTAACGCCTATGTTTGGTTTAACCGGATTTTCAGCCACACCGTTTAGCACCCCTTCCGCGTTTGGTCCGGTGG